CCTCCAGCCGGTGGTCCTCCAGCAGGCGATCCATCCAGCGCACCTCCAGCAGGTGATATGGGTGCAGGTCCAGATGCCGGTCCTCCAGCAGAAGATGCAGGCAAGTCTGGTGACCCAAAGCAAAGTGCAGTAGAACTAGCTGAAAAGGTAAGAGACCTAAGCTCTGACCTAGTAGAAGCAGTTCGTGCCCTAACCGGTGAACAAGCCGAAATGGGTGGCGCTCCAGAAGCTGGTCCTCCAGCAGGTGGTGGCGTAGGTGGTCCAGCCGGTGGTCCAATGGCCGCTGATGACCAGGATGCAAAGAAGAAGAGCAAGGATTCTATGGAATCTTCCGCTAACTTTAGCACCGCAACTCTCAATACTTTGAGAAGAGAACTAAATGGCGCACTAACTCATGCAATGAAGGAAGCTGTTGCAGAGCTAACCGAACACCAGCAAGAACTAGATATGATTGTTGGCATGTACGATAAGGGTGCTGTCACTGATTCTAACCAGGACTTTGTAGGAACTATTGTAGACGATGCATTGAATGAAGCCAAGACTGCTGTAGCAGACGGTTTCAAGCTAATGACCGCATTCGTCAAGTATGCTCGTGGTACCAAGGCAATTGTCAAGCGTGCTGAGATTGAATCAGAACTTGAGTCACTAGCCGAAGGAGAATCTATGAGCGAAAAAGATAGTCACTCCGCAGATGGCGGTGATTTGATGGGATTGATTAACGACACCAATGCAGACTTGGACGCAGTTCAAGAAATGATGGGTGACGATCAAGACCATATGGGTGGAGACGAAGGTCTAGAACCACATGATGAATCCCTAGAGGGACTTGAAGGTCTACTCGGTGGTGATGAGCACCATGAGGAACCACTACTAGAGGGCTTGGCTGACGACAACGATCTAACCTTTGAACAAGGTGAGAAAGTTCCACCAGAGTTGGCCGGAAAGAAGTTGACTATGGCATCATTTGATGATAGAGCAGGCCGTGCAGCTCTCAGGGCCAAGTTGGCTGCTGACGCTCTCGGTAAAGAAGAAGACGGAGAAATCCAGGATATGTCCAAGCAAAAGTGGAGCGATATGTTAGACGCTGCTGACAAGCACGCTGACGGTCAAACCGAATTGGACGTCAAGCCATCCGACAGCCTCGGATTGGTTGAGACCCTACCAGAAGTAAACAAGGCCATGATGGAAGTCGCTAAGGCTCCACCAAAGGTTCGCAAAGAAGCAGAAGTCATTCAGAGACTCGTCTCTGAGGGCAAGCTTGATCCAAATGACGTAGAGGCCCTAGCTTCTTACGGATTGGATAAGGATGCGGTTGCTTACTGGAAGAAGTACTTCGGTGAAGTTGATGGCGGAAGCGAATTTGCCAGTGAAATGGTAAAGGAGCATGTCAAGTCAGCTATGGAGCAGGAACTTAACGGTTTCAGAGTCAAGCTAGCCCGTGCCTACGAACTAACCTACGACATGGTTGACCGTGGCCTATGCAAGCACGATAGAGTCACTATCTCTGACCAAGTTGATCAGATTATGAAGTTTAACGATGACGCATTCGAATCTCTCAAGAAGGTTGTTGCCCGTCATGAACCAGGTATGCTACGCAAGTCTGCAGGAAGCATGCCACAAGTTGGACTCAGAGTTGACGGAGAATTCTCTCCAGCTCAAGCAGTTGAGGATGACTCTTATACCCAGTTGTCAGCCCTCTTTGGTAACAAAAAGGGTGTGTTCTAAAGCTTAACCTAGAACGAGGATACAAATGAAAAACCAGAGCGTATCAGATTTTGTAGCCGCAACTATGAATGCGGTTCTAAACAGCAAAGAACACAAGTCGTTGTTCGATGTTCAATACAAGTATGCAAACCATCCAGGTCATGGCGAAGAGGGCGACTCTTGCATGGCCGATGACCAAGACGCAAAGAAGAAAGATTCTTCCGATGCTTGGGATGACAACGATGCACGTCGTAAAGCAAAGGATTCTGAAGATGCTTCTTATGCTGATGACGATGACAATGATGCCCGTAAGTCCAGCAAGAAGGATTCGGACTCCGATTCCAGTGATGCGGATGATGATGACAACGATGCCCGTAAGTCCAGCAAGAAGGACTCTGATTCCGACTCCAGCTCTGCTGATGACGGCGATCTAGAAGCTTCTGCCGCCTTTGACGTAGCTATCGACAGCTTGCTAACTGCATCTGCCGCTCTAGACTCCGTTGGTCTCGGTCGTGGTTCTGCCCTAGTCCTAAAGATTGCTTCCTTAACTGTTGAAGCTAAGAAGAAGGAAAAGGACACCAAGAAGTCCAAGAAGGATTCTAAGAAGAGTGACTCCCAGTCTGCTAAGGACAAGAAGTCTAACCCATTTGCTAAGAAGAAGGACGACAAGAAGTCTGATTCCAAGAAGAGCGACTCTCATTCTGCAAAGGATAAGAAGAGCGATCCAAAGAAGTCTGACAAGAAGTCATCTTCTAAGTCATCTAAATAATAGGTAAAAATGTTTAAACAGGGCAGCTTTGAGGACGAACTCTATCGTTCGATGGAGAAGACTTTAGTCAAAAACCAGACCGAGAATGAACACGGTTTCAATAAGCTAGCTCAAGCTGCTGACCTTTTGAATACTGCGGCCGATATTTTCGACCGTGTAGGTATGAAAGAGGAAGCTGCGGATGTTACTAACATTCTACAAGAGCTAGCTAAGGATCTCAAATGAGCAAAAGTCTATTTGAAGACGAACTAGTTAATAGCATGGAGAAGCAGTTGCGCAAGCAAGGTTCGGCCGAGAAGCCGAGCCTTACTAAAGCCGCAGACTGCCTTCATGCTGCTCTAGAAATTTTTGAACAGCAAGGGCTGACTGCGAGAGCGGATCAGGTCTTGCAACTTCTACAAAAGATTGCGCAGAGCAACGAGGCTCGTGACGTTCAGCAAATGCCATCAGTTCACAAACTAATGGAAGCTGGACTAACTCAACGTGACATGCATGAATTTGCTAAAGGCAGCCCAATTGCCAAAGCTAAGTTCAATATGATTCTACGTGGTCTAGGCTATTCTGATCATCAAATTGGCAAGTTCATTGGCCCAACCAATGTTATGTCTGAAGACGATGCTAAGCAGGTAATGGATCCAAACCGTTCTTTCGGTAAGATTCATGAATGGATGCAGAACCCAACCAAGCCAGTTGACCCAGTTAATCCACAGCCAGGCGAAGCTCTTGAGTTCAAGAGCATTGCTCAAAAAAAAAGATCAGCGCTGACTGATCGTCACACCCATGGTCTAACTCCTGAAAAGGAAGTAGAGAATCTAAAGCATCACGGCACGCCATTCAATATGGCTGATGACGGAGATGTTGATCCTGCTTTTGACGAATTGTTTAGTTCGCCAAATTTTGATATGGATGCTTCCGATGATGAGCTAATGGGCATGGAGATTAAAGAAGATACTTTGGAAGTTTCTGAAGGTGACATCTCCCTTGAAGATTTTGAGGACGAAAGAGATTAATCCCAACGTTATATAGTCATTAGAGCTGTATAGGTGATATAAAGGACACTAATGCTAAGACTAGTACAAGTTGGAAATACTCTTCCAGTCAGTTTCATCTGCGACCCATCCGCAGAATTTCAGCCAGGCCAAATCGCTGAATTAACTGTTATTGGTAACCAGGTAATGGCTACCGTCAGTAATGGTACTGCACCTATTGGCGTTATTGACGATATTAAAACTAAAGCGTTTACCAACGTTTCTTGGAATGAATCTGTTATCGTTCCGGCTGTAGGTGTCCCCGGACCAGGCGGAATATTAGTTACTCCAATTGATATTAAAGCAGAACTAAGAAAGCCAAATATTGTTCCATCCAGTTTCAACTCTACAGTAAATGTAGTACTGAATCCTGTGAATGGAATTATTACTTTTGTGGCTGGAACTCCTTTGAATTTGGACTTGGCAGGAACTGGTCAACCAAATGCTATTAAAGCAATTGTCAATTATACTTATCAGGTAGCTAACATCCCAGGAGATGATAGCACTGCTGGTTCTGGTAGAATGACGGTTTGGTTTGAAAGAATGTTTTTTCAAACTGACCAATACGAAACCAATCAGCAATACCCCGTCAGGGCTAACTTATACGTTTCTGAGGTGGGCTTCTTGACCACCCGTAGGCCAAGTCCGATTCATCCTGCTGTTGCGATGGTTACTGCGCCACCTACTCCGATGAACCCAATGATCGAAGTATTATGGTTTTAATTTGACCGGTCAAAGCCTTCAATATAGCTGCATATTCTTTTATTTAGTAGAAGCTTTCTATAATATCGCATATTGTAGACAATCTACTCAATTGAGGCCATAATGACTTTTAAACACATGAAATTCGAGGATTCTCCTACTATGCGAGCCTTAGAGAGGGTCGCAAAGGAAAAGGGTCTGGTCAAACCAGAGACCCTAGAAAAGAAGGCTGCTGTTGCCAAGAAGGCAGACTACACGCCATCTGAGAATCTGATGGAGAACATCTTCAAACTATGTGCTGGCCTCAGAGATCAAGGTCTTGTCAAGGAAGCCTCTGAGATTGAAGTTAACTACCTCAACTACAAGCAAGCTCAAACTCTTTATGAAACTTCCAAAGAGACGGGTGAAGACTTGGTTGACTCTGCGCATCCTAAAGGAAGCCACAAGCTAGAGGGTGTAGAAGGTGATGAAGCAACGGTCGAGACTATCATTGACCAACACTTGAAGCATCTACAGATGATTGAGAAGAAGCCTACTGGTAAATTGTCTACTGCCTCCATTCTCAAGTCTGTCAAGAAAGCTTTGGGTCAAGATCAAAAGTATACGCCAGAGCAAATCGGTAACTGGTATAGAGTTCAAACGGACACTAAACTATATAGCGCCCACCAAACTGCTGTAGAAGGCTTGTCAGTTTGTCAAAGAGCTGTTCGTGCCGGATTTGTTGTTCAAGAACAAACTATGGGATCTGACTATACTGATATCGCAACTGGAGTGCAGCAAGCTAACAACGCTTGGCAAAAAATGCATACTTCTGGTGGTGGTGGAAAAGCCAACCCAAACGTTAATGACTGTAATGAAATGATTGCCGGTTTCCAAGAAGCCATCATAAGAGTTAATACAGCTTTTACTTATGATGCTGGTTCTACTGGTGAGTCCATGAAATCTGAGGCTTTAGCTAAGTTTAAC